CGTAGAATGGCGTGGTCAAGGTATTGCTGCTCTACGAAAAAAGAATGAGGTCATAGACGATGGGTCATATTATTGATGGTAAATGAGAAAAAGACATATTTATACTATATGTCTTTTCTTTTATTGAGGTATTAGTGTGGATTACATACAAGTAGTAGACGGTCAAGTTCAAGGATACCCACGACCACTTCCAAAGAATGCCCATAATGTTTCTAATTTCTATCTTCTTCCACAAGAAAAGGTATTAGAATATGGGTGGTATCCTGTTCGTTTTGTTCCAAATCCAAACAAGACCGAAACGAGTATAGTTACAGGTCAAACATTCGTGGTAGAAGGAAACGAAGTTGTTCAGTATGAGCAAGTTCGTGAAAAAACACAGGAAGAATTAGATCAAGAGACCAATCAAATGTGGGAAAACGTTCGGAACGAAAGAAACATAATGCTTTCGGAATGTGATTGGACACAACTACCAGATTCACCACTTACAGAAGAAAAGAAAGCAGAGTGGATAACATATCGTCAATCGCTTAGAGACATCACTTTACAACAAGATCCATACAACATCGTTTGGCCAACTAAACCAGAATAACATATGCAGAAACTAATCAATCAAATCGTGAATGAGATAAAACTCCAAATCTTCAATGAAGAAGATAGTGGAGATAAGACAATCATTGCTATCTATCCCGGTAGATTTCAACCAATGGGATTGCATCACAAAGCCGCATATGATTGGTTAGCAAAACAGTTCGGTGAGAAAAACACTTACATTGTAACTTCGGACAAAACCGATCCTCAGAAATCACCGTTCAATTTTGCGGAAAAGAAAAAGATCATCAACAAACACGGTGTGAAAAATCTTGTAAAGGTAGTCAATCCTTACAATCCACAAGAACTTCTCAAAAAGTTTGACCCTGAGAAAACGGTGGTCATCTACATGATTGGTGAAAAAGACGCTGGTAGACTAAAATCATACAAACGTCTTATGAAGTATAACAAAACAACACAGATGCCCTATAAGGACATAAACAATCCGTATGCATACTATGTTTATGCACCACACGTTTCTTACAACATTCCATCATTTGGTGAAATGTCAGGAACAAACATACGTAAGGCATTGGGTGACAGAGAAGCAAAACTTTCAGAATTAAAGTCGAGATTCAAATCTGTTATGGGATGGTTTGATGCAGACATATTCAACATGGTCATTGCGAAGATGAATTCTAATCGTGGTGATTTGAAAGAAGAGATCATAATTGAATCTATTGGTGAGTGGACTCAATCATTACGAAATATGTCAAAAGCACACGCTCAACAATTCTTGAACATGATAAGTAAAGAATACAGAGATACGAAAAATCTACTACCTCTAATAAAGAAGTATGCAAAGACAAGAAATCTAACGCAGCAAGAAAGACAAATAGTCTTACAACAACTAAAAGATATTGCAAAGGTAATGGGACTTGGAACGATTGCATTTGCCCCTATTCCTGGTAGTGAGTTTTTGATACCACCGATAATTGCTCTTGGTAAAAAGTATGGTATAAACGTTTTACCTGAATCTGAGGACAATGAACGATTATCCGTTGTAACCAGAGAGTTTTGGAGAGAAGTATTCACGGAAGTTGCAAATGATGAATCCATACTGAAAGAAGGTGGAGTCGCAGGACACATGACACATCCATTTGAAGATATGGGTCTAACATTTGGTGGCATGAAAGAGATGTTTAAGATTGGTCTTTCTGGTGAAATATCCGTAGTTGGTGCACCATCAGAAAAGTTAGACGGTCAGAACCTTTTCGTAACCTTTAAAGATGGAAAACTATATGCTGCCAGAAACAAAGGTGACATTAAACGAGGTGGTATGGACTACCGTGATTTGAAGTTAAAGTTTGGTGGTAGAGGTGAGATAGAAAAGGCATTCGTTTATGCATTCGATGATCTACAAAATGCCATCGGTAACCTTTCTAATAAACAACAACAGTTGGTATTTAAAGATGGAAATGCTTGGATGAACCTTGAAGTAATGTATCCTGGTAGTGCAAACGTAATAAACTATGATGGTGCATATGTTGTTTTTCACGGAAGTTCTTTGTATAATGAAGATGGTGAAAAGATAAAGGAATATCCAGAGTATGCTAATCTATTGGCAAATATGATCAAACAGATCAATCAAGATACACAAGATACTTTTAGTATTGCTAAACCAAAGGCATTGAAAATTACACAAAGTAAGAACTACAAACAAAAACTACAATCATTCACTTCTGCTTTACAGAAGTTACAAGACAAATTCAATTTGAAAGATAGTGATACACTCGGACTTTGGCATCAGCGGTGGTGGGAAAATTACATACAAGATCAAGGTGAAGAACTAGAACTGAATATAGATGATAAACTAATGAATGGGCTCGTTAAACGTTGGGCTTTCTATGATAAGTCATTTGCGCTAAACAACAAGAATATTCCAGATGAGCAAACACTAACGTGGGCAAAAGAAGTAGATAAGACAAAAGTATCAGATCAATTGAAGAAAAACATAGAACCCTTTGAATCGCTGGTGCTGAGGTTCGGTGCGGAAGTCCTTAAAAACGTAGATGATGTAATGGCTTTGAATCCAGATAAGACGGTAGAGAAGATCAAAGACGAAGTTGGAATGGCAATAAAGAAACTATCGGATTCCAATGACATTAAGGACTTGGAAGTATTGAAGAAACAATTGAAGAGAATAAAAGCTGCTGGTGGAATGGAGTCAATCGTTCCACTCGAAGGTATAGTATTCACATACAATGGTAAGACATACAAATTAACAGGTGCATTTGCACCAATAAATCAACTACTTGGCTATTTCAAGTTCGGTTGATATTTATAGTAAAGGTTTCATTTTAAGATGGTGGAAAAATGGCAGACATTAAAATTGATAGTATTCAAGACGTAAAGAACTTATTATCAGGTGATCACGATAGTCAAAACAAAATTCAAATTGGATACAATGGTGAAGTAAAAGATTCTCCAATTAGAAAAACTGGTGATAAATGGCTTGATTCAGACGGTAATGAGTGGGAACAAAAAAACGGATACGCAATAAAGTTGGGAAAAGAGTGGCAACAAGATCTTAGAGAGTATCTTCACTCATTTCCAAATTGTCAACAGGAAATCTGCACTTGCACGATGCCAAAACGTCTTGATGAAAAAATGAAGGCAATTCACGGAATGTGTTTTGATTGTGTTGTTAAAATGGAACACAAGATAAAACTTGAAAAACGTTGGGACGAATACGAAAAAGAAAAGATGTTAAAGAACGGTATGGCTTGGTTAATGGAAGCAGAACGTGATAAGAACTTAGTGGTTGAGGAACTTTCAAAGCTTGAGTTTGCAAACTCTTTCGGTGGATCTGAAAAATGGAACGTTGGTGTTTCAAAAGAAGAACTTATCGAAAAGATTGAAAATGAGTTTCAAGAGTTTAGAAAAAACTACATAGAAAAGTTAGAGAAGGATTTATATGGAGAAGGGGGTGAGCAAGAAGAAAATATCGATAACGCGTGAAATATTCACGGATGATGCAGGAGCGGTATCCTCAAAAAGAGCGATGACGTTTCTGTCATTTCTAGTTATGATAGTTATTGCTTACGTCTCCATATTTATGGAAAGAGAAGTTAAAGAGTTTATTTTTGAAGGATTCTTCTACATTGTATTGGGCGGTCTTTTCTCGGTTGCATCCGAGAAGTTTTCAAAGAAGGTAAGTAAGTTTGGAAAAGGACGTAATTATGATGAGTATGAAGAAGAATGTGAAGAAGATGAACCTTACAACAGATGGGAAAACTAGGAGATAATTTTGAAACCAGTAGTAATAGAACGATCAGTTCCAACCAATAAGGAACTATACAGTAGAATAAAATCGAGAATCAAGAAGAAGTATAAGGTTTGGCCAAGTGCTTACGCATCTGGTGCTCTCGTCAAGGCATACAAAGCTGCTGGTGGTGGTTATCGTAATGAATCGGTAACGATTGAAAATCCCGGTTACCGTCTTGAAAGTTATGTTACTAATTGTGAAGGTAAGATCGTAGAACTACACTTTGGTCTACAAGAAGTATCAAAGGATGTCTTGGGTGAAGCCGAATATCGTGGTAGAAAAGTAAAATTGGGTAAACCATTCAGAACACCTGGTGGTCCAAAGAAGTTTTCCGTTTATGTAAAGAATCCAAAGGGTAATGTAGTAAAGGTAAACTTTGGTCATAAGGGTGAAGGTGGTAAGAAAACCATGAAGATAAAAAAATCAATCGCTGCGAGAAGAAAGTCATTCAGAGCAAGACACAAGTGTCATACTGCAAAAGATAGAACAACTCCAAGATACTGGTCTTGTAGATTCGGTTGGCCTTCGAGTGGTAAGGGTGCGATTGATAAAACCTAATTATGAATGTTGAGTTATTCAAATCTTTTCTACGTCCGTTTTGGAATACTTGGTCAGTTGGTGGAATACCCGACGCTGCTGATAAAATAGCCACTGCATATGAATTGGCTAATATTGGAAGTAGCGGTCCTTTTTTTGGTGCTAAACTGGTAAAAGGAAACAAAGAAGTTTTAACTAACTTTTTAACTCAGGGGTTGAACTTAAACTTCTCGCTCCAAGTAAAAACACCATCTCCATTTGTTGAGCCAGGATTTACCTTAATAGCAACTGGATTTTGTCTTTATTGGTTAGGATCAACCTTTACACCTTTTCCACCTATGCCTCCAATGTTTGCACCATCGCCCGGTGCATCTGTTATATTTCCCGGTGTTCCCGTAGGATTTGATAAGGCACTAAAAGAAACGTTTGATAACACAGAAGTTGAACCTGCGTTAACTTCGTTTGCTAACGCACTAATAGCCCACCAGTTAACCATTATTGGAATATATGCTGGTCTAGCTCCTGCTGCACCATCACCTATACCATTGGTATTGCCATGGACTTCCATATTGTCTATACCTGGTATATCTCCAAAGGTTCCAAATATACTTCAAAATACTGATACAGATGGAGACGGTATTCCAGATTACTTGGATGATGATATTGATAATGACGGTGTTCCAAACGATCAAGACGATGACAAGGATGGAGACGGTATCCCGAATAGTGAGGAACCGGGTTCAATATCTGGTGGGG